ACCAACTTCATCGCCGTGCATGAGAAGAGCGCGGTAGTTACCAATCTCGACCTTCTGAATATCTTCGGGGCAATCTTCCCAAGTAAGGCGCTTCTCCCCAGCTAATAACTGGCGAGCCAATTCGTAGCACATACGGTCAAAGTTATCTGCCTTTGGTACATGGTCACGCTTTGATCCGATGCGCCCGTGGTTTCCCCACTCAGCAACAACCTTAACGGTTTCAAATTGCGTCAAAAGGTAACGAACAAAGTCCACCATCAAACGGGAAACTGTTGTGTACTGCTCAAATAGAGTGCTATCAACTTCCCATAACTGTGCCGGATAATTGAATAGACCTTCGATCATGTCCCCACCGAACATAACTACGCAGTCCTTGACTGGGTGGTGTTTACGAGCAATCTCGGTAATCTCTACAGACTTGTAAGCAAAGTCCATGACTCGCTTCTTCATCACTTCGGTGTTATAAGTGGTGGTGACTTTGGCTCCCTGCCAGTCCGTAGCATGGAGAAGTGCAACTTCAGCCTTAGCCTTACGAATGTCCTTCTTTGGGGCTTCTACGGGCTTTATATGACCCATGGCGAGCATCGCATCGTAAGCTGCACGAAAAACTGCTTCGCCCATAAGCTGGTCGCGTTGCTTTTGCTTCTGCAATTGCTTTTGAGTATTGATAAGCGCCTTGCGAAGTTCCACAATCTCTGGATCTTTATCCTTTTCAATCTGTTCTAAATCATTTTTTAGCGACACGTTGGCACTCCCCACGTCTATGTCTGCCTATCGTTCCGCTCGCCAGTTTGTAGCCATTGGCAGTAAGGACTTTGGATATGGCTGTATGAGGAATTGATTTATCATCCATTTTTGCAGTAAGAAGTTTACGCTCTTCTACCGTCAAAGATTCCAGCATCGTACAAGTAGCGCACCAAGAGCGCCGTGGCTCAGCAAAATTCTCATCATTCTTTAAGTCGTCGAGCAACCCCATCAGATTCCCACGAACTCTCTGATAAGGCGCACATAACCTTCCTTATCATCGTATGAATCTCTATGAGTTGGGTTCTGAAATATCCTGACAGTCTTAAGCGAGTCCATCATTAAAGCTACTTCATGGGGCTTAATGTCATCTATGCGAAGCAAGGCTCCCCAGATACGACCAATGGCTAGGAAATTATCTTCCGCATTGCCGTATTGATCTTCTCTCTCCTGAAGAATTTTGTCAATCATGTTCACCCTTTCTAATGGTGAGGCAGAGCCTAACAGATTATGGTGAATATATGCGTTGCGACACAAAAGAAAAACCCCCGCGAAAGGTGAGAACGCAGGGGCTTTCTTGTCCGATTAGGAACGACAATTAGGATACAGCAAAACTTCCGCAATTGATAACAGGTATCTCTGGCGATTCTGTGACGCGAGCCCAGACAACATAAGTGCCTACGCTTAAACCGCTAATCAATGTACCAATCTGACCATGGAGCGAAGTTGACTGAACCCAAGTAGATGGGCGGGCAGTTGGTGAAGTAATAGCAACTTCAACTTCATTAGCGTTGGTGATAGGCGTTCCATCAAGGGTGACAAGAATAGGTTGGAACTCGACGCTCTCGCGTGGGTAATTGTTAATCATAGAAGCATCCCTTCCCAACGGCGTTGGGCTAATGTAGCGAACTTACTGCGCTCGGCAAGGATACCATCAGCCTCTTTACTTCCGAGTCGAGAAGATTCATCTCCCATGGTAGCGAGTTGCCCTGTCCAGTTGCGTTGCAGCAATTCTGCATCCCACGGACGATCCATAATTTGAGCATAGAAAACTATGTCATGGTCAGTAATTGAGTTGGACTTCTTTGACTTCGCTGTTAAGCCAGCAGTAACTTCAAGGCTGGATCCAATTGTATAAACCCTAGAAGCATCTGCTGTAAGCCCAGCAGTAATCCCAAGGACTGCTCCAACATTTTGGCTAACGCTTACATCAGCAGTCAGCCCTACTGAAACTGTGGTACTTGAATCTAAAGCCATTACCTTTGTTGAGTTGGCTGTGACTGTTGAAGTTACCGCAATGCTTGATTGTGGGTATTGAAGGCTTGATGGGAACGCTGAAGAAGTTGCTGTAACAGCAAGCGATGATGCAAGGTTTTGAGTCTTAGTGATAGCCCCTGATTCAGTCGCTGTTACAGCAAGAGAAGAATTTAGCTTCTGACCCTTTATGGTGTCTGCTGATTCTGTGGCTGTGACTGCAAGTGAGGCATCAGCAGTATGAGTAATAAGAGCTGCTGTTGTAAGGGTTGCAGTTACTGGTGTTGCTGTTGAGATAAGACTTGTGTTAGTTGCTGTTCCAGTAACTGTTGCGGTTGCGCTAAATGTTTCATCAGCAAATTCTGTTTTTGCTACAGTGGTTGTTTCCATCCCCGTAACAGTTGTATTTGCTTGAGCAAGCATGGCTCGGTAGCCATCTGCTGTAAGGGTAAAGGTGATCGAAGATGACGCAGAAATATAAGCAGTACGCAAAGAATCTGCGCTGACAGTTGCTGTTGTAGCAGTAGAAGTCTGAGCGTATCTAGTTATTGTTGCGTCTGCTGAAAGGGTGGCAGCAAAGGAAGAAGTAGAAGATAGAAAAGTTGCCAGAGCAACAATGGCAGTTGCTGTAGCAATAGTGGATACGGATCCAGCAGCATTAACTGTCTTTGTAACGTCAGTAGTTTCAGTTGCTGTAATATCTAGTGTTGATTGCGCTGCGTTCGGCCCAATGTAGAAAGCCGGAGCATAACGATAATAAGATGATTGGTAAGTGAGTAAACGAAGATTTTCACCAGCAAGATTACTGGTGATCTGTCCTACATAAAATGAAGGTGTAGGTGCAAAGTACGGCGTATTATATTTGACCGCACCATAACTGATGCCATACGCCATACTTTACCCCCAGCGAAAAGAACTTACGCAGCCAAAGGTGAGAGTGATACTCCAAGTGTTGTGAATGTGAGAGTGTCTGTGTTCACGACTGACTTTGATGTTGTCAATGCAGCAGTCCAAAGAAGGTTGCCAGCGCTTGAAGCATCCCATACAGAGATATGTGTGATTGTCTCTGTGGTTGTCATGCTAAATGAAGGTGAGTTGGAAAGAGCAATAGCACCCGCAGAAGCAGCAGAGAATGTTGCTGACTGACGAGTTGTTACTGCTGATGCGTTTGCTGTTCCTGCTGCGCCCGGATCTGCTGTATGGAGTTTGATATATGTTCCAGCAGGAGCGGTGAACGCAGTTGCGCGAAGCATATTGAGCCAGTTATTGGCAAGTGTTGTTGTTGCTAATCCTACTGTCATTCTGACTCCTTAGTATCTTTTGTTCCATCTGCGTGAGTCACTTCAGCTTCTGCTGTAATGACCAATTCCATGGCGACTTTAGACATTTATTGTACCTTAACCTTTAGCGCCGTACTGCTTTGTCAACGCTGTTAGGCGTAGGGCAGCAGATGTAAGAAGCGCGCCAGCAATAGGTGCGATGCTTGCAGGAAGATTGATGTTTGGAAGTTGGTTAACGAGTTCGCCAAGGACTGATCCAAGTAGGGCAATGACCAAATGGCGATTAGCAGGTGAGAGTTTGTCTAGCATTATTTCTCCTTTGTAAAAGTTGTCTTGCCAAAGCCTACGATAAATACTGGCAATTTGCGTGAATTATGTACATTGTAGGCTCGAATCCTTTGAGCTACTTCTCCGCCATTAGCCTGATTTCCATTTGGCTTCTTCTCTGGCGAAGTATTTCCTTCGATGGTTGTGACGGTTCCATCCCCGTTATCCTTAAGTACGATGCCGACGTGTTCAACCGCAGCGCCACCTTTAACAAAATCAAAATAAACCAAGTCTCCGGGCTCTGGCTTTGCGCCAAGTGCATCTTGCCAATGACCGTTCTTCTTAAAGGCTGATGATCCAGCAACAGTTGAAACTGTGTTGGGGATTGTCACGCCAGTTTCATGGGCTACCCACATACAGAAAGATCCGCACCATGGCAAGAAATCAAACTTAGTAAAATGTCCGTATTTTGTCTGATTATCTTTAGGTCCTTCTACAACCCCAACCTCACCTAACGCCTTGGCTACAAAATCTTCTCTCTGTCCCATTACTTTTTACCTTTTTCTTCTTCAATAAAATCTTGAACAATTTCATTATCTTCACCAGCTTTGGCTGTTGCTGTACGAAAGGCTTCCTGTACGTCATGCTTTGTGATGCGTCCACGCCAAGCAAGGATAACCCCCATGCCGCTGATTGCAATCAATATGGTAGAGGTGAAAGCAATCGCCCCACCCTTTATCCAATCATTAGAAATAACTGCGCCTACACCCATACCCACAGGGAAAGAAAACATAGCCACACCGATAGTTCGGATGGCTATATCTTTATGTAAGTCAAAGCGCCCCATTATTGACGCGCTTTCATTACTTCTACATCAACCTTGATTGAGTGCTGATTTTCTAATAACTCTTCAACCTTATTGATAAGACCAGTCTTACCGTCGTTATACAGCGCATACTCAATCCGAGATAATTTATCTTTAAGTTCATCTGTGTGCTTCTGGATTGTATGCTTGGCAATCATGCTCATACCTGCCATTAAAGCTGCGGCTACAAAGAAGTATGAATAAACGATTGTTGCTGTATCTGCTGACATGATTGCGCCTTTACGGTTATAGGTTAATTTTCAAATACTGTTACTGATGCTGTGCCTGTTGCTGTGACCATCCAAAGTTCAGATCCGCCATTTACGTCAAAAGTAATCTTATCATTGGCATCTAACTTGTAACCTGTTGATGAAGTTACAGTACGATCTCCAAGATAAGAAACGACTGTTTCACTGTGAATAGAAATCTTGCGCGCAGATCCAGATTGATCTGCAATCTTAACTGGGGTGGTGCTTACTGAGTATTGTGCTGTGCGCATTGTTGCTCCTTAGATGACGAGAGTTGCTGCTTCTTCTGGTGTAAGTGGTGTTCCAGATACAAGTTTAGCGCGAGCCGAAGCTTTGAGATCAGCCAACGCCTGCGCTGCCGCATCTTCCTCAGCCTTGCGAGCCTCGGCTGCTACTCGGTCTGCTTCCATCTGTGCGATTTCAGCATCGGTGAGTTCGTGGATTGTCTCCACACCTGTCTCGCAGTTGATTTCAATGCGGGTCGGGCGAGTTGATTCTGTCATTGTATTTCTCCTTATGAGTTTTTGATGCCGTAGAGGTAGGCGGTTGAGTATTGGGCGATGTTGTTGGCATTAGGCGTAATTGTAATTTGATTGATTGCAGCCGTATTAGACCAAAGCATTGCCGTTAAATTGGCGTATGCAGTAGTGCCGTTGTTTTCGGTAACGTGGTCAATAGATACGGATTTGTAATTAGAACTTGCATAATTCGGTACATAGATTTCAGCGTTAGCAAAAGTATTCGCAGTATCTCCAGAGTTTGATTCCATTATTGAATAAGTATTTGCTGTGTCATTGCCTGATGCAGCACTAGCGCCATTTCCTTGGATATAACGCATTGTCCACCCTGTTGCGCTGCCATTGAATTTCAAGTTCATCCAAGGTTGAGTTCCAGTATTGCGACAAGATAACTTGACAACCAAATCCGTATAGGTACTAGGAATACTTGTAAAGTCAATACTTGCAGTCCCACCTGAGCCGACTGTGCTTGATGCGATAAGTG